ACCTCGTGCAAGGCCAGATTGAGCGCAACCGTCAGGTTAAGCGCAGCAAAGAACTGATTGCCGACGCAGCCGCAGAAGCACGAGGCAACCGCGCCCCTACTAATGCCCAAGTTGGCAACGAAGGAGGTAGCGAAGCCTACACCCGCGCCTTTGATAAGTGGATGCGCCGTGGACACGGTGCAATGACCCCGGAAGAGCGGTCTATCCTCATCACCCGTGGCACCGACCCACAAACGACCGCGACGGATAACCTTGGTGGTTATGCCGTCCCTGAATCCTTCGGTGATAAGCTGATTCTCGCAATGGCCGCTTTCGGTGGTATGCTGGAAGTCTCCGACGTGGTTCGTACCTCTAACGGTGCAGCCATGCCTTTCCCTGTCATCAACGAGACAGCCATCAAGGGCCGCTTGCTTGCTGAAAACGCAGCTATGGCCGTGAAGGATGTTGCATTCGGAACCGCCAACCTCGGCGCTTACGTCTACACGTCTGACATCGTGAAGCTGTCCTACCAGTTGATTCAGGACAACGCCGTGAACCTTGAGCAGGTATTGCTTCCGCTTCTGTCCAACCGTTTGGGCCGTATCGTAAACGAACACCTGACCACAGGCGACGGATCAAGCAAGCCTACTGGCTTCCTTACCTCCGCTTCTTCTGGCAAGACTGCTACCGCCGTTGCAGCCTTCACCCGTGGCGAATTGATCGACCTGCAACACAGCGTTGACAGCGCCTACCGTGGTACTGCCCGGTGGATGTTCAACGATACCACCCTCGCCGCTATCCGTAAGCTGTCTATCGGTTCTGCCGATGACCGTCCCCTGTGGCAAGCAGGTATGCAGGTTGGTGCTCCTGACCTCTTGGAGGGCAAGCCTTACACCATCAACAACGACATGCCAGACGCAGCCGCAGGCACTACGCCTATTGCGTTTGGTGACTTCCAAAACTACCGGGTTCGGATGGTTAAGGACGTGACCATGATGGAAATGAACGAGCTGTACAGCGCCAACCTCCAAAAGGGTTTTGCTGCTTACACGCGCGTTGATGGCGCTTTGCTTGACACAACTTCTATCAAGAAGCTGACAATGGCCGCATCCTAATGAAAATTAAGATGATACAAGGCTTAACTGGCCCGGATATGACTTGGCACTCTGGCGAGGTACACGACGTACCTAACGCGATTGCTGAGAAGTACATAGCGGCTGGCTTTGCTGAACGAGTAGGAAAAGCGGAGGGTGTCAAGCCCTCCGCAACCCCTGCAAAGCGCAGCACTAAAGCCACTTCTAACCGGGCGAAAGCCTCAGAAAAGCGATAAATGATAGGTAGTTCTCGATTTGTGGAAGTGTTAGACGGTGCTACCGAGCCTGTGACGCTTTCCCGTGTCAAGGAGCAATTGAAAGTGGATCACACCGCTGACGACTTGCTAATTGAAGCCCTTATTTCAGGGGTACGCGCTGAAATCGAGAACCACCTTTTTACTGCCCTAATCAAGCAAACCAGAGTTGCCAATTTCGACGACTTCGGGAACTTAACTTTAATGGGGCCGCACTTGGGAATTACCAGCGTCATCTACCTAGATTCAGACGGTGCAAGCCAAACTCTTGCCTCCGATCAGTACCGGGTAGTTCAGGACGTTGCGACGTACCTAAGACCTATTACTACATGGCCTACAACGCTATGTGAAACAGGAGCCGTACAAGTGACCTATACGTGTGGGCCGGGAACAATTAGCCCGGTTATCATTAACGCCATGTTGCTGAAAATTACGGACCAATACGACAACCGGGCAAACCCCGTCAGGATGAAGGCCACCCTTGCAGATAACATACTCGCTGGTGAGCGGGTGCAAATCTTTGGGTAGTGGACAGAGTAGGCGGAATGCGAAACAGGATAACGGTCCAGAGCTTCACGGCAACCCGTGACGACATGGGCGGAACTGTTGAGACATGGGCGGACAAGTTTACTTCTTGGGCCAATGTCAAGTTTATGACCGTTGGGAGCGACGAAAAATATCGTTCCGAACAAGTGACCAACCGAACAAGCGTACAATTCTTTTTACGCAAAGAATCGGGAACAGTAAGCACCGCCGACCGGGTGGTATTTGATGGTTTGATATATGAGGTTGACGCGGTAGTACCTACTGGTGATCGGCTTTGTTTTCAAATACTGGAATGCTACCAAATGGGCGAACATAAAACAGCCGCGTAATGCCATCAAACAACGGTTTGGGCAATTCTCGATTGCTCAACAACGAAATAGAGGCATGGATAGCCAAGGTTGAAAGGTCCGTAAAGGATTTTAGCAAAAAGGATCGGAGGTCTATTCTGGTCAAGGCTTCGCGCCCTCTTGTTAAGTCAGCCAAAAAGAAGGTGCCAAAAGGTGTGCGCGCCCACAGCAGGAAGGACGGCGAAAAGCGTATCAAGTACAACGCTGGAAACCTTAGACGCTCAATAAAAAGGCTTCCGCTTCGTAAGTCTCAGGATGCTTTTGTTGGCCCTCAGTTTGCCCGTAAAAAGGTGACGGAGTACGGCGGAATCGGTCAGCCGACAGATGGTTACTACGCTGCAATGCTTTTCGGTTCTGCTGCTGCATTTAATAGCCGAGTGCTACGACCCGCATTGGTTGAAACGGAGGCAAGAATAAAGGCGGAAGTCGTCAAGGCTTCCGAAGACGCAATAAAGAAACGCGCCGCGCAACGTGGCATTAAAACCCGCTAATGAATCCCGAAACCGGAGTATATGAACTGCTTTCTACCAATTCCGCCCTGGTTGCGGAAGTGGGGGCGAATATCTACCCGGTAACTGCCCCGCAAAACGTTGCGGCCCCTTACATCGTCTACACGCAATTAGACGAAAAGGAACAAATGACACAGGACGGCCCCGTTTCGGATGGCTGGTCTTTTCAGGTGTCGGTTATTGGCGCAAGCAACCTACAAGCTAGGGCAGTTTCCAGGCTTGTGAAAACGGCCATTAATTGGGTAACAGTAACGCTTGATTCAGGCGAAACAATAAGAACCAGATTTGATGACGAGAGCGACGCTTCTTTTCAACAAGAAGAAAAGTATTACCAAATAGTGCAGGACTATCTAGCACGTAAAACCTAAACCTTAAAATAATAAATCATGGCTACGGCAGGAGTATATAATGGCACTAACCTACGGGTATATGTCGGCGGGAATGTAATTGGACACGCAACAAGCTGTACGATGTCCCTTTCAATGGAAATTCGGGAAACGCTCGATAAAGACAGCGTTTCAGGCTACGCAGGCGGCGAAGCTGGTCAGCGTTCAGGCAGCTTGTCATTTGAGGGCTTGGCTTCGGAAGATGTAAGCCTAAACGCGGCAACAGTAGAAAGCATTGCAGACTTGCTAACGCAGTTTTCTAGCGATACAGCTTTTGCATGGAAGTTCACCAGCGATACCACCGGAGACATAGAAGTAACCGGAAACGGTCTTATTTCTGATATTTCCGTAAGTGCCGCAGTCGAAGAAAACGCAACGCTTTCCGGAACTATTACCATGATCGGCGCCCCGACGTTTGGTACTGTTTCAGCCTAGAAACACCTAAAAACACCTAGAAATGAGTAGTATTAAATTTAACGGCCAAGAGTGGCCCGTTCGCTTCGATTTTTCGGCCATCAAAAGAACCCTTCCGCTTTTCGGTCTTCGTTATATGACGGAGATAGAAAAGTTGGAAAAGATGATGGCCGAAGAGTTCCCAGCGGAAGCCATTGCGCCGTTTATACAGGCCGTTGTTCGGTCTGGCCTTCGCTACGTACAAGACGAACGCGAAACGCCAACCGTAGACGACATAGAACGCGCTATTGACGAGGATATGGGCCTTATTGGTGAGGCAATCAATGCCATTGCTGAGAAGCCAGCAGAGTTGCCAGCCGAAGCGAAGAAGTTAAAAGCAGTTGGGGGAAAAAAGAAAGTGCCGACCTCCAAGCCTTAGCGCTTGGAGTGCTCGGCCTTTCCCTTTCTGACTTTTTTGACCTGACCCCTGCGGAACTGATTGCGGCGCTTGCTGCTTTCCGCAAGCAGGAAATGACCGGATGGAAGCAAACCCAATTAATAATGTTTGCTGCTATGCGTCCGCACTACAAGAAATTATCCCCTAGTGACTGCATTGCTTTGGAAAGTGACGAACCGGGAAAGCAGGGCAAAACGGAACTAACGGAAGAAGAGAAAGAGGCCAAGAGAGAGCGCAACCGCAAGATGGACGAACGGGCCAAACAGGAGTACCTAAACACCTTGAACTGATGGCTAGAAGTGATTTAAATATACGGATTGGAACAGACCTAAGTAACCTTACTAAGGGCCTGAACGGTGCGTTAAAGAATCTTAAGCGCTTCGGCTTCAAGGCGGAAAGTATAGGCCGTGACCTTACTACTAGAATATCCTTGCCGCTTGTTGCGCTGGGCGTGACGGCAGTTAAGACCTTTGCACAGTTCGATAGACTAGAGAAAGGATTGGCTGCGTTAAACGGCTCCGCTGAGGGTGGCGCTAAGTCATTCAACCGACTAAATAAGATTGTACTTGACACCAGGACAACGTTAGACCTTAAAACGGCGGCGCTTGGTGCTCAGAGATTGCAAGGTGCGGGCCTTAGCGCGGCCTTTGCTGAACGAACCATTAAACAATTAGGTATTGCTGCAACGGTGTCTGGGTCTGCCATTGACGACGTTGGCGGCGTAATACGTCAGTTTACGCAGATTGTCGGTAAGGGCAAGATAGAACAGGAAGACCTTAATACTATACTTGACCGGATGCCAGCGTTAGGGGCTGTCATCAAAAAAGAATTCGGCACAAGTACAGCCGAAGGAATACGGGCAACGGGAATATCAATGGAGTTGTTTGTTTCTCGCTTGGTTGGAGCAATCGAGACAAACGAATCATTCCAAAACGTACAGGGCGGTTTAGCTAAGTCTTTCGAGTCGTTCGCTAATGCTGTGCAGGTAGGTATTCGCCCGCTAGGTGAGGTTATCGCAAACACTCTGAACCTTGAAAAGAACCTAGAGCGATTAGGGGAATTTGTAACAAATGCGGCTCAGGCATTTTCAGACTTAAACCCCAACATTCAGAAGTTCATAGTTTACACGGCGTTGGCCGCTGCTGCGGTTGGGCCGTTGACGTTTGGGCTAGGCGCTGCGGCTAAGTCTTTGCCGTTGCTTATTTCGGGCTTTAGTCTACTGGCTGGGCCATTAGGGAAACTAGGCGGGCTTGCTAAATTATTGTCATCGTCTTTGGGCTTGTTGTTTACGGGCGGGAGTATTGGCAGGGCCATACTATTTACAAAAGTCATTAGTGGGCTAAAGGTGGCACTTGCTGTTTTAACCGGGCCTATCGGTTTAATCGTTGCGGGCGTGGCATTGCTTGTTGGCGGGTTTATTGCTGCTTATAAAAACAGCGGGTTCTTTAGGCTTCAACTAGATAGGGTTGCTCAAGCCCTTTACCCGATCACAGAGGCTTTAAAGGGGCTTATTCAGAAGATACTACCAGACTTCTCTTTTTCGCTTAGTGGATTAGGTAAAGTGTTTAATGTTGTATTTGCCGTAATCGCGGGGGGAATATCCTTCATGGTGGAAGGTTTTATTGCGATTATCGACACTGTTAAGCTAGTTGCAGGTGCTGTATCTGACATTTTCGCGGGAGACTTTAAAGGAGCAGGAGACAAGTTTGCAAAGACCTTGTTTAACCCTGTTGCTCTTGCAGGCACGGCAAAGGATGCAGCAACCGCAGCAGCAACGGTATTCAGCCAAACACTAGAGGGTAACAACACAAGTAGCGCATTCGGGCGCAAAGGCTCAGGGCCACGCGATACTTCTATTGCTGGCGGCGATGGCTCAGAGCTAACTGGCGGTGGCGGTGGCGGTGGCGGTGGCGCAAGAAAGACACCTAAAGCACTTGGCCAATTAGACTTTGGGGCGGTAACAGAACTAAGCAAGGAAGCACGAAAAGAAATAGGCGGGTTCTTTAATGAGTTCGTCATTGGGTCTTCCAACGTTGACTACTTGCAAAGCAAGTTGAGCGGGTTGGAGATTAAGCCAATTAAGGGATTAGACCAAGCGGCCCGCGCAAGGGAAATATTTGCCGAAATGTCTAACGAACTTAGGGACAACTTAGGTACCGCTTTTGAAGAGACAGACGCAAAGGCCCGATTCTTTGGCGAAGGCTTTGATTCGTTAGGGGAAAAGATAGGACTGACACAAGAAGCGCTTGCACTTGCTTATGAGCAAGGCTTTTTACCTACTGATGAAATCGTCCTAAAGCTAACCGAAACGCTAAGTGGGCTTGAGTCAAAGCAGGACAGCATTACGGCCAAGTTTGGCGAAATGGCTTCGTCTTTGGAGGCCTTAAAGGGCGTTTCAAATACGGCTTTTGACGCGGTGGCACAAGCAATGTCTAAAGGTGCCAGCGCAGCCAAAGCGTTTGGTTCTGCGGTCCTTTCTGCTGTCAGGGACGCAATCGCAGCAGAGATCAAGTTGGCGGTAGCTACTCAGGTTGCCAGCGCCTTAAAAAGCGTCCCTTTCCCGTTCAACGTTGGCCTTGCGGCTGCGGCTGGTGCTGGTGCTTCGGCGCTGTTTACTTCGGCGTTAGGAGCGCTCAATATCCCTGCCCTTGCTTCTGGTGGTTTAACAACAGGTCCGGCTCTCGCCCTTATCGGTGAAGGCAAACACCAGGAGATGGTATTACCCCTGCCTAAGATTGATGAACTGATTAAAAAGTCAGGCATGGCAGGCGGTGGAGGTGGCCCGGTAGAGTTCTATATCTCCGGCGAGAATCTGCGAGGCGTTTTAAACCATTCTAATTCATCCTACAACCGTTCGTACTAATGGCAACAGTAGTTAAAGGCACGGTTGAAAGTTTGTCAGGTGTAGACTATAATGTCTACCTGGACAATGGAGCGCCTGACGGCGGCGGTACGACCTTGCCCACCCGTTCGGCAAAGTTATCCTACCGTTCTGAAACGGAAGACGTAGACGCGCACTTGTTGACATCTAAAATGTCAATTTCGTTTAGCGTCCACGATGCTACGGAACTAGCTCTATTTGATGGGCTTATTGACGCGAAAGAATTACAGTACAAGTTACGTATTGAGCGGGAAGGCGTTTTATGGTGGGTAGGCTTCGTTCTGCTGGACTTAGTGAGGACAGACTTTGCAGCGTTCCCTTTTGACATTAAACTATCAGCTACGGACGGCATTAGCCGCCTAAAATCTATTGACTACGAACAAAACGCACTAGGCGAATTTGCTACACTAAAGGAGCACCTGTTCAACATCTTTACCCAAATGCCACTGAGTGATTACTACGGTGCAGGGGATGAATACTTGCGGGTTCAATCTACGTTAGTACCGGAGGGGATGACAGCGGGTGTTAACATCTTTGACAAGGTTAGGGTTGGATTCAAAGCCCTTCGGACGGTAGACAAGCGTGGACGGATTAAGTACAGGAGCTACTACGAGGCGTTGCGGGAAATCCTGCAAGCGTTGAACGCAAGAATAACCTATTCGCAGGGGCGTTACCTAATCGCAGAGATTGCCAACTATGGCCGTCCGCTCGATGACGTTACCTTCTACAATTACAATGAATCTGGAACAGAATTAGCGGCGGTAGCCTTGACTAATTACACGTCAATGATAGAGCAGATTGGGCCGACGTTGGCCGGGTCTGACGCTGTGGCACTAGCAAGGGGCGAGATGACCCAATACCCTCCGTTAAAGGCTGTTGACTTCACTTATAAGCACTATTCCCGGCAGAACTTGTTCCCTGGCATTGTGTGGAACAATGCAAACTCTGTTGTTTCTGAACTGACCGGATTTGACGGTGACGGCGGCGCGGGAAAGTTGGCGATTTCTGCAAACGTCACTTACACGGTGGAAACGCTTCTGGGCGCAACACCGCCGCCTAACGGCGCTTTGTGGGTGTCTGCTTCTGTTGTTATGGCGATAGAAGACGAGGATGGCGTTGGCGGGCAGTCTCTACGAAGGATTGCGACGTTAACCCCGTCAGGCGTGAGCTATTCAGACCCGGAATGGATAGACGGAACATCTGGGACTTACGAGATTCTTTTTCCATGTGCTCCGCCTATTGCCGCGCAGACCCTTACACAAAGGGTCGCATTCATTAGTCCTGTTGTCCCTCAGGGCGGGACACTACAATTGGCGCTAAGGCTAGTCAGTACATCCATTAAGGATGGCGCAGGAACGTCCTACGGCGCTAATATAACCTATGAGTACTCAGATGCGTTTGTTGAGAGCCTTTTGGCGGGGTCGATAACGGAACAATACAATTACACCAATTACAGGTTAGAAACAGCTTCGGCGGCTTTCAACTCGGTTGTATTAGAACGTGAAGCGCTATTTGGTGATGGACCGGGCGATAACACCTTTGGGCGGTTAGAGTACACAGAAAACGATACAGATTGGCTAAGAACTAACGGCTGGCGTAGATATTCAGGGGCGTACCTTAATACGAATGTCATGTTGCACACCAACATGATTGCAGCCATGACTATGGCCCTCCAGGACACACGTAGACGGGTATTGGACATCTCAATAATAGGCAGCACCTACCAAGTTGAATACTTGTTAGGTAGTCAGTCTGCCTTGTATCTAATGCAATCGGGCGAATTAGACCTAAGTCGGGACGAGTGGCGCGGTAGGTGGTTCGAGGTTGCTACCAATTTCGCAGACAGCGTTACGACAGGGGAGCCTACGGAAACGGACCCTGTTGGCGGACCGGGCAGCGGGGGGGCAAATGAGCCGGAAGTGCCGGTAGTTGGTGGCGGTTATGTTCCGCCAACAATCGGCGGTTCACCGGGCAACAGCGCCCCCGGTATCAATACAGTACCCACTACCACAGAAGAAGGAATCGTCAATGGCGACGATATAGGAGGCTTGGCCGTTGGCAACCTGGACGACGTGCCACTATACGCAGGGGATGTTATCGTACTGACTAATCCAATTACAGGGGAGACGCAAGAGGTGGAGGTATTGTACGATTCAGACCTTGGCGTACCTGACCCGAACCAGATAACACCGGGCGGTACCTCGGTCCCTTATTACGGCCCTGATGGGCTTGTGTGGCTTATTCCAGACACAGGGAGTGTGTCATTGGTAGATGTTACCGTGTCGGGTGACTTCCCCGCAGGGTCATACGTTCAGCCTGAGCCACAATTCACCGCGCAACTTCAATCGCTGCTAAGGAAAGAGCATTATGATTTTCATCTATTCGATTATGACACATCTATTACTACTGGCTTTGTCGGTC